CTGGGACCTCGCCCGCCGCGATCGCGGCAACCCGCGTCTCCATTTCGGCCACGGCTTGCGGATAGGGCACCGGCGCGTCCGAAATCCGCCACTCGACGGGCTCGCCGCCAGCGGCGGAAAATGAAGTCAAATCGAGCTCTTGGCGCAGGTTTTGAGGCGAATTAACCATTGGCTAACCATAACGTGGTGATGATCGCAGGCGCAAATGCCAAGTCCTTTGGCGTTGAGTTCCAAGTCTTAAGTCTCAAAGGTCTTAAGTCTCCAGTTGCGGCGGTCCTGACAGTGCCCACACTCGATAAAGTTACCGTGGATCTCATGGTCGTGCTCGGGACGACCACCATGCCGATCCATCAGGTATTACGTCTTTCCCGCGGCGCCATCATCGAGCTCGACGCAACCGAGGCTGACGAGGTCAAGGTCCTGGCCAACAATCTGCCGGTGGCCTCCGGCGTCGTGCTGGTCGACCGCAACCGAATCGCGGTCGAGGTCAAGCAGATGCTGCCGCGGACGCCGGGGACGCGGTAGGGCCGGCCCACCTGATAGGGCCGATACGGGCGGGTGAGACTTTCCTGCCAAGCTTGTGGAATTCAGGGCCTTTGCAGGCTTGTATCCCCCTGATGGATTTGTTAGATCGGCGGCCGCTGATCCGGCCAGCCTCTAGACCTCAGGCCGGTATCTCCTAGCGCTCGTGGCGGAACTGGTAGACGCGCTGCCTTGAGGTGGCAGTGGGTAACACCGTGGGGGTTCGAGTCCCTCCGAGCGCACCAAACAAAGACCCTCCCCAAATTGCTATCCGATTGAAAACGCAGCGAAATCCTCGCGGCGTTCTTCCGGCTCTTCCTGTTCTCGCGTTTCCTGTGATACAAAACGGGATATGTTATGTGATACACGGGCGGGGAGCGCACCTTGGTAAGACAGGAAAATCAGGATCGCTTTCTGCTCCTGCGGGACGGCGTCTACTACTACTGGCGGCGAGTCCCGAAGACCGTCGTCCATCTCGACGACCGCGTGCCGGTGATCCGGCAGTCGCTCAAGACTGACGATCTGGCGAGGGCCAGGGCGCAGCGGGACATCCTCGAAGAAGCCGACAACGTGCTGTGGGCGTCCATGCTGACGGACGGCAAGACCGACGCGGCGATGGCCGCTCACAAGGTCGCCCGAGCCCGTGCAGAGGCCCTTGGCTTCTCCTACCGCCCGGCGGTCGAGGTCGCGCAGCTACCCCTAGAAGACCTCGTCAGGCGCTTCGCGGCGATCTCTGACCTGCGGACGCCGGTGGCCGTCGAGACGGCCGTCCTGGGCGGCGTGGATCGGCCACGGGTCAAGGTCACGGAAGCCTTCGACATTTACTGTGACGAGATCGCGGCCGTCGAGATCGTCGGCAAGAGCGAAGAGCAGAAGAAGGCGTGGAAGAAGGTCAAGAAGTACGCCGTCGATGCCTTCATCAAGGTCGTCGGCGAAGACCTCGCGATGGACGACATCACGCGGGACCACGCCAAGAAGATGCACGACCACTTCAAGGCATTGATCGCGCCGACCGACAAGAAGGCGGACAAGAAGTCGGCCTCGCTCGGCAAGCGCCGCCTGGGCGACATGAGCATCCTCTACAAGCGCTACTATGCCCATATCGGCGTCGAGGGCAGGGCCAATCCATTCGAGGGCCTGACCTTCAATCAAAAGTTCAAGAAGCGTCGGCTGCCGTTCCCCATCGAGTGGGTCCGCGACGTGATCCTGAAGCCGGGCGCGCTCGCGGGCCTGAACGCCGACGCGCGTCATATCGTCTTGGTCAGCATCGAGACCGGCGCTCGCCCAATCGAGCTTCGCTACCTGCGGAAGGATCGCATCAAGCTCCACGACAAGGTGCCGCACATCCTTGTCGAGCCGTCGTTCGATCCCGACGAACCGCATGAAGTGAAGACCGTGTCGTCGGTCCGCCGCATCCCATTGGTCGGCGTCGCGCTCGAAGTGATGAAGCTGCACCCTGACGGGTTCGAGCGCTACCGCGAGAACGGCAACACGCTGTCGGCGACGGTGAACAGCTTCCTCAAGGAGAACAAGCTACAGCCGACCGGCAAGGAAACGCTCTACGGCTTCCGGCACACGTTCGAGGATCGGCTGAAGGAAGGCCGGATTGACGACGAACTGCGGAAGATTCTGATGGGGCATACCATCGACCGCGAGCAGTACGGCTCGGGCGGATCGCTGAAGCTGTATCAGGAAGAGTTGCAGAAGATCGTCTATCCGTTCGACAAGTCTATCGTCTGACGCGACGGAGCGCGCGAGCCATCGTGGACTCGCTCGCCTTCTTTGTCTCGATCTCGGCCTCAAGCCGTTCGAAGATCGGCAGGTAGACCTCGCCGCCTTGGGGCGCGCGCTCCATGGCGATAGCAAGCCGGTCTAGGCAGCGTTCGAGCAATTTGATGGTGATCTCGCCATCGGCGTAAATCTTGCCGATGGCGTTGTCGTTCGCGTGCATGCTAGGCAACATCCAAGACCGGGATGGTGACAGTGGCGCGGACCGCGCGGACGCCAGCGATCACGGCGTCGAGCCGCATGCTGATCTCGAACGCCCGGAAGCGCGCATCGAGCAGCGCGAAGCTGACCGAGTCGGCTTCCGGCTTCGCGCCGCGCGACATTGCCGCGTCGATCATCTGCTTAGTGGTTCGGTCGTCAATGTGCGACATGGGTCGGGGCTTCCTGCAAGAGCGAGTGTTGGTCGGGGTGGTGGGTCAGCCGTTCTTTCCGCTTGCCCTTGAAGCGCACCGGCCGGATCGCGGTCGGGTCGCGCAGGAAAGGGAAGCGCTCATGGATGCCGGTGACGATCTCGACCAGGGCTGTCACCGTCTGCGGCATGGTCAGGCCGAGTTTGTCGGCGATGGGCTGAAGCTCTGCGCGGACTTCCTCGGGGAGAACCTTCGCGCGGGGCACCGCGACGAAGTCCCACCCCAGGAAGCCGAGCACCGCTTCGAGAGACTCGAGCCCCGGCTTATTCTTGCGCCGCCACGCCTTGATCGAAGCGCGGCGGACGCCCGAGCCTTCCTCGGTCTCGTCATAGGTGACGCGGAGCCGCGCCATCTCTGCGAAGACAAGCTTCACATGAGGGCCGACGCGGTCCGGCATCGTCACCGTGCGCCGATTGGCGCGGTCTCGGGTCCTACTCATGCTTCGGACCCGATGCGAGATCAGTGGCGATGTTCATCATGGCGATCACGCCGGTCAGATGTTCGTCATCCGCCTGGAACATGATGCGACGATTGCGGTGGTCGGGATGGAGCGCGATGCTGCTCGCACGGAATGAGTTGAGCATCGTCTTCATGAACATGCCGTTGATGCCGAACGCCGCGATCTCGCCGTTGATCGTCGCCTCGACAACGTCAACGCTGCCGCCGGTCTGGCTGCCGACCGCGATCACGAAGCCGTCTTCCGAACCGGCGCACTGCAAGCGATGGCCCAACTCTTTCGAGGCGAAGGTTTCGAGCAGGGCCACGGTGCTCGCGCACGATTCGCGGCTGACGACGATGCTCTCGGCAGCCGGGTTCGAGACGAGCGGCAAGTAGTTCGGATAGGTGCCGACCAACAGCGAAGAGCAGAAGCGAGTCGCGTCGGTGTAGAAGAAGACCGAGTTGGCGTTGACGATGACGTTCACCACGTCGGCCTTGCCGAAGAGACGCAGCACGGAGTTGACCGTCTCGGCCGAGAGAATCACGCCGGGGCGATTATCGTTCATCGGCATGTCGTCGGCACCGTCCGGCGCAGGCACGGTTGCCTTGAACAGGATCGTGCCGGTGGTGCCGACTGCGGCGAGACGCTTACCGTCATCCGCGACGTGAAGGAAGACGCCCTGCATCGGCGAGTTGGGCACGGTCGAAAGCGCCTGGGCGGTGTGACCGAACAGACGAACGAGGTCCGAGCCTTCGAGCGCGAACTGCGCGCCGTCCATGGCGTAGTCGCGAGCAGGCCAGTCTTCGGCGGCGAGGGTAGGGAAGGTGGTGCGGGAACGGCCTGCCTTCGCGATCAGTTCGTACTTCGCCGTGTCCATGGTGAAGGTGACATCGACGCCCTTCGGCAGACGATCCACGACGGCCTTCAGCTTCATCGCATCGACGGTCGTCGCTCCGTTGGTATCGACTTCGCATGCGCCGGTCGCCTCGACCATCATCTCGAAGTCGGTGGTGGCGATGGAGATCGCGCCGTCTTGCACAACGATTCGCGCGTTGTTGGCGATGACGGCAGGCGAGTTCTTCGGTGCGCTGGATACGCCGCGCGCTACGATGTCAGCCAAAGCGTCACGATTGATCTTGAACTTCACAGAAGGCTCCCTTGTCTAGCCGGTTGAAAGTGATGATCCGAGTCGACGTGCGCAGCGCATTCGTCGGCGGTCCGATACTTCGGATGGGTGAAGCAACGCAGGCGATGCAGCGCGTCGTCGTACAGACCGGCGCGGATCACCGCGTCGATCTCGTCACGGATCGCTACGTCTTCGAGCGTTGCGAGATGTCGGCGAGCGACCATCGAATCGCCTTCGGTCAAGGCGATCTGCGTGCGCAGAAGCGCGAGCTTGTCTGCGTGGGTCAGAGGCTCACGCATCGGCGGTCACGTCTTCATAGACAGTGAGGGGCAGATCGACGCGCGGCGGATAGAGAACGCGGCCGTCGAGCGCGCGCAGCCTGAAGGGCCGCTTTTCGAGGATGGCGCTATCGAGCGCCGCCCGCATTCCGTTCGACCATCCCCGATCCGTGTAGAAGACTGAGTAGTGAGCGACCTCACGCCAAGCGAGGCCGAGCGCGATCCCCATCGCGCGCTCTTCCGGCTTCGTGTCGTCGAGAACCTGAGTGAGAAGAAGGTGCGAAGCCTGCGCGCTCTCGCCGCGCAGGGCGCAATCCTTCAGACAACGGCGCGCGTAGGCGACATTGTCGTCAACCGCCCCAGCGCAGGGCGACTCCAAAACTACCAGTTTGATGCTTTGCATGATCCGTTGCCTCTCCCGAGTGGCAACGGACCATATGGAGTCATATCCGTTATGTCAACGGATAGCGACGGATGGGAACGGATAAAAGGATCAGACTAATTCACAAGAAGCTATGATGCGTTCCAGCGCCTTCACCTGGGAACGGGGAAGGTCGATGTCGGCATTGGTATCGAGGCAACGCACAACGATCTTGTCGGTCGAGATCGTGATGATCTGACGAATCGCAACGCGGTCGTCTGTCTGTCTCACAACAGCGAAGCCGCCGTGAACGACTGGCTTGCTCGGGCTCACGATGGCGACTTCACCCATGCGATAGCGCGGAGCCATGCAGTCGTCGGGAACAGTGATCGCATACATGTCGCGACCAACAACAAGCGGCGATGTCCAAGCGGCGCGACGGTCTGCGGACAATGGGAAGAAGCCGTCAGGATCGGGCAGGCCGATATGGAACAGTGGGATCGAGCCCGTCGCCGGTTGCGGCATTTCCATTGGAAGCACGTTAGACACGGGATGCGAGCTTATTCTTGGGTTGCCCTGCGTGCCGAAAAAGTAATCCACGTCCGTATCTAAAACTTGCCCGAGCTTCGCCAAAGATTCGCGTGTCGGGTTCAGTGATTTGCCTGCGAGAAGGTCGTTGACGTAGCTCAGTCCTAGTCCCGCGCGTCGAGACGCTTCGTTTTTTGAGACCCCCGCCGCTGTGACTCGTTCTTCGACGCGGGCCTTAATGGTGTCGAGCGCGGGATGCGCCTTTGTCTTCTTGTCGTCAGCCCTCGACTTCATGTTCTTCAGTCCTGTGCGTACTCTACTGATCACCATTTCGAATAACCCCTTTTATAAAATAGCTCTTTTGGGATCGCTACTCGAACACTGTTTTCCCTGTTACCTGTCCGGCAACGGACGATCCGATGTTTTTTGTTCTTCATCCGTTGCCATCCGTTGACATCCCCAACACCGTCCGTTACAGAAAGTTCAACAGTCTAGCGGAAAAGTTGCCAACTGATTCGGTATAAAACCGGATGCGCAACGGATGTCAAGCGGTATCGACGGATGGAATTAGTTAACGAAACGAAGGAAGCGCTGGTCGCGCGCGTCGGAGCGCTCGAACAGAAGTTCGCCGATCTGCGCAATTCTATGCGGGCGTCCGCCGCTTTGCCCGCCAACTGGCGGTTGACGCCCAAGGAACGCGATCTCTTCCTGGCCCTGCTCTCGAACGACACCGTCACGAAAGAGATGGCGATGCTCGTTCTCTACGGCACCGAAGATCGTCCCGATCATGGCGTTGCGATGTTCATGTCGCGCATTCGGTCGAAGACCGAAGGGCATTCCGTCGTGATCGAGACCATCAATCGCACTGGCTACCGGCTTGTTGACCGGCTGGCTTGGACGAAGACTTTGAAGCTCGACGCCGTCGAGCACTAACCGGGGAGCCACATGGCAATCTCACTGAAGGGCAGCATCAAGAAGAAGTCCGCTGCCGAAGACCAACCGATCATCACGATCTATGGCGTGCCGAAGATCGGCAAGTCGTCGCTGGCGGCAGAGTTTCCGCGTCCGGTGTTCATTCAGACGGCGGCTGGCGAAAGCGTCCCGGCGGGCATCGTCGCGGACACTATCGAGGTCCGCAACTACAACGACCTGTGCGAAGCCATCGGCGCGCTGGTCAACGAAGAGCACAACTACGCCACGGCAATCTTCGACTCGACGACGGGTCTGGAAAACATCATCCGTGCCGAAGCCTGCGCTCGCAATGGCTGGAAGAACATCGAAGAGCCGGGCTACGGCAAGGGCTACAAGGTCGCGGCGACGATCTTCCTCGAATACATCGACGGCGTCATGACGCTGCGCTCGCTCCGTCAGATGGCCGTAGTGCAACTCGGTCACTGCGATATCAGCCGCTTCGAATCGCCGACGACCGATCCGTACTCGCGCTACCGCGTCAACCTGCACAAGGACGCGGCCGACATCATCGAAGCGAACAGTGACGTGATCGCGTTCCTCAACTTCAAGGCTTCGATCAAGAAGGTCGATGCGGGCTTCAACAAGCAGCTTACGCACGCTGAAGGCGGCGGCACTCGTTGGATGTTCCTCGAAGAGCGTCCCGGCTTCATCGCTGGCAATCGCTTCAGCATGCCCGCCGAGATGCAGTTCAAGAAGGGTGAAGGATACGCGGCGCTCGCCAAGTACCTGCCTGCGCCCCTCGCTGAAGCCGCCTAACCAACCACCAACACCGCAACACTCGAACGCCATAGGAGAAGAACATGGCACTGTTGAACGTAAACCTCGCCGACGTGAATGAGAAGGACGCAGAAGGCGGCGGCGGCGTAATCATCCCGCGCGACCGTTACCTGCTGAACATCGTCGAGGGCGAGGTCAAGCGCAACTCGAAGAACACCGGCGATCTCTTCGAGTACAAGGCGGAAGTCGTCGAGGGCGAGTTCGCTGGCGTGAAAATCTTCGGCAACATCAACGTCACCCATCAGACGTTGACCGCGCAGAAGATCGGTCAGGCTCAGTTGGCCGCGCTCGCTGAAGCGACCGGCATTGGCAAGGCCAACCTGACCGACACCGATCAGCTTCTGTTCCAGCCGTTCTACGCCGATCTCGATGTCGAGACCTACAAGGGCCGCGACAACAGCGACAAGGAACGCATGGTCGTGAAGAAGTTCATCCATGCCGGCAACGCCAACGAACCGCCGCCGAGCAAGGCACCGGCCGCGAACGACAACGTGAAGCAGGCGACCACCACCACCGCGACCACCGCCACCCAGGCGCAGAAGTCGCCCCCGGCCGCCGCCGGTGGCGGTCGGCAGATGCCTTGGCAGCGCACCGCCTAAGACGCTGAACTAACGCCGGGGCTTCGGCCCCGGCACCTTCTTCCTTCCCCCGACAATTCAGTCTGCACAACGCGCTTCGGCGCGAACGATAGAGGCTTGCCTGATGGCACCGATCCCGCGTCCCTTTAGTGCCACCACCGAAGCCATCTATGCCGCCTACGCGAAGTCGCGCAGTCAGGCGTGGGATTCTCTCGGCATCTCGATCTCGCTGCTTGGCGAAGAGTGCGAGCGTGCCCTTTGGTACACCTTCCGCTGGGCGTCGCAACCGGAAGTGATCGACGGCCTGAAGGCCATCACGTTCGAGACCGGCGAGATCGAAGAGACGCGGCTGCTTAATGCGCTGCGCATGATCGGCTGCGAAGTGGACGAGTTCGACGCTCGCGGCAAGCAATACCGCGCGACGGCGATCTCGGGCCACGTTCGCGGCAAGACGGACGGCAAGGTGCTCGGCCTGCCGGAAGCTCCCAAGACGTGGCACGTCGTCGAAGCCAAGTCGATGAAGGACACCTATTGGGAGAAGGTGAAGAAGCTCGGTGTCCGCGAGGGTTACTTCACGCATTGGGTTCAGTTGAACACCTATTGCCATCTCTTCGGCTTCGAGCGCGGCCTTTACATCTGCCGCAACAAGAACACCGGCGAAGTCCATTGCGAGCGCATCGAGACGGACCACGCTGAAGCGATCCGGCTGCTCGCGCGCGCCGAGCGCATCATCAAGTACGCCAACCCGCCGCCGCGTCTGCACGACAACCCGAACGCCAAGATGGCCTTCAAGTGCCGGACGATGTGCAACCATCTCGCCAACTGCCATGAGCATTCCTTCGCTCGCATTTCGTGCCGGACCTGCATCCACGCCACGCCCGAGATGTTCGGCGACGCCGCGTGGTCCTGCGCCCGCTGGAATAAGCCGCTCTCGCTCGCCGAGCAGAAGCAAGCCTGTCCTGCGCATCTCTTCCTCCCGTCTCTTGTCCCAGGCGAATTGATCGACGCGAGCGATGAAGAAGAGTGGGCGCTTTACACGCTGTACGACGGCCGCGAGTGGCGCGACGGCGTGAAGCCCGATCCGCAGCGCAGCTATTGGCACCACCCTGAAAGCGGCAGCGTCTTCGCCACGCTCCCCGGCGATCCCGATCCTCGCGACACCGAACCGCTCTGCGAAGAGATCACCTTCGAAGAGTTCATCCGCCTTACCGACCACTACGCAGCGCAGGGGGAATAGCGCGCATGTCTGCCTATCCGTTCAAGACCCGCTTCATCGACACGGCGCGCGGTCAGTGCATGTTCTTCCTGCCTGGGCAGTCCGGCATGTATGGCGTCGTCTGCGGCGCGCCGACGACCGACGAAAAGTCGTTCTGCGATTGCCACCACAAGGCGACGCATCACCCGCTCAAGAACGGGAAGATCAGCTTCTTCGATCTGTCCGCGAGCGCGCGCGACGAAGACACCGACTATGAGCCCGATCTGACGGAGGTTCTTCAGTGAGCATTCCGTTCGTCTATGGCGACCCGGCTTGGCTGTTCGAGACGTGGAGCGAGGAAGGCAAAGAGCGCTCGCCCGAAGAGCACTATGACTGCATGCCGCTTGAGCAGATCAAGTCGCTGCCGGTCCGCGACATCGTTGCGGAGGATTCGGCGTGCGGGCTTTGGGTCATCGACACGATGATCCCCCAGGGCATTGAAGTGCTGAACGCCTGGGGCTTCGATTACAAGACGGTCCTGTTCTACTACGTGAAGGTCGGCCGTGCTCTGCGCCCGCACATGGGCATGGGCTATTGGACTCGAGCCAACCCCGAGATTTGCCTGTTCGGCACGCGGGGCAAGCCGAAGCGAAACGGGAAGGGCGTCGAGCGCCTGATCCTCGATCTCGATCCGAATGATCGCACGATCCTCGCGCCGCGCGGCGAGCACTCTGAAAAGCCGCTCGAAGCCTACAACCGCATCGAACGCCTGCTCGACGGTCCGTACCTCGAACTGTTCGCGCGCCACGCTCGCGCCGGTTGGCAGCAATGGGGGAATGAAGTCGGCAAGACCGGCGGCGTCCCGAACCTCTTTCACCTTCCGGGCCATCCGGCTCGCGCTTCCAACGACAACTCACTCTTCGCGGGAGCGCTCTGATGCCGTTCCAACTTCGCTACTACCAGCGCGACTCTATCGACGCTGTCTATAACTATTGGGCCGAGAAGCCGGACGGCAATCCGCTGATCGTGATCCCGACCGGCGGCGGCAAGTCGCCGGTGCTCGGCACCATCACAGAAGAGATGATCGGCTTCGAGCCGCAGACGCGCATCGTCATGGCGACGCACGTCTCGGAACTGATCGAGCAGAACTACGCCGAACTGATGGGGCTTTGGCCCTTCGCCCCGGCTGGCATCTTCTCGGCCGGTCTAGGCCGCAGAGAGGCGCACGCGCAGATCGTCTTCGGCGGCATTCAAACGATGTGGCGGCACGCTGCCCGCATCGGCCACGTTGACCTTCTGATCATCGACGAAGCGCACATGCTGCCGCCGGACGCGGAGACCATGTACGGCAAATTCATCGCCGCGCTGAAGCTGATCAATCCGAAGATGCTGATCCTGGGCCTGACCGCCACGCCGTATCGCACCAACTCGGGCATGCTCACGGACGGCGACGACGCGATGTTCGACGCCATCGTTTACGAAATCTCGATCCGCGAACTGATCGAGAAGGGCTTCCTTTGCCCGCTGGTCTCGAAGGCGACGGCCACTGCGAAGACGATGATCGATCTGAGCAAGCTTCGCCGATCTGGTGGCGAGTTCACCGACAAGTCGCTGAAGGCGGTGTTCGATCAGGGCGAGGTCACGAAGGCGGCGGTCGATGAAATCATTGGATACGCGGCGAGCAACGAGAGGCCGCGCCGGTCATGGCTTCTGTTCTGCGCTGGCGTCGAGCACGCATTCAGCGTTCGCGATGCGATCCGCGAGCGCGGCTATTCGTGCGAGACCGTCCACGGCGGCATGGAGAAGGGCGAGCGCAACCAGATTCTTGAAGACCTCAAGTCGGGCAAGCTCACGTCTGTCACGAACTTCGGCGTGCTCACGACCGGCACCAACATCAAGCGCCTCGACCTGATCGGGCTGTTGCGAGCGACCGATAGCACGCAGCTTTACGTTCAGATGTGCGGACGCGGGACGCGGCTCCTGGGCGACACTTACGAAGAGTCCATCCGCAACGGCAAGGAAGACTGCCTCGTTCTCGACTTCGGCGGCAACGTCCGACGCCATGGCCCCATTGATCGCGTCACGATCAAGAAGCCGGGGAAGGGCGGTGGCGAGGCCCCGGTGAAGGAATGCCCGACGTGTCA